TATCATCGCTAGCTTGACAATCTCTGCTGCTGCCCCTTGAATAGGCGTGTTGATACCCTCTTTCTCACCGTCTTGCCTTATCCTCCAGTCGAGGGCGTACATAGCATCAAGCCGACGAGTCCTGCCGAAGTAGTTAGTTACTTTCTTTTCTGCCCTAGAAATCTCCCTCTGTTGGTCGATGTAACGCTTTATCCCGGGCATCTTAGTAAAGATAGCTGATTGCAGTTCCTTAGCCTCTGAAATGGTAATGCCTAGCTCTTTGGAGATTACCCACTCCTTACCACCATAGATAGTAGCAAAGTTCGCTGGTTTAACAATAGACCTTTTCCTGCCCGTGAGCTTTTCCGTCATCGTGTGGAAGTCATAGCCTTGGGCAAGCATCTTCAAGATTGTCTCGTCTTGCGTTACAGCGGCTAGAACTATGAATTCTAGCTGCTTGTAGTCCAGCACAACAAGGCTCTTCCCTTCAGGGGCAATGAACAACTTTCGCATTGCGCCTTCTTTGGGCACATTCTGCAAGTTCGGGTTAGCACAATTCCCTGTAATTACAACCCTACCATCCTGTCGCATTACCCAAGTCCCTAAACCTGTTGTCGGGCACCAAACATCTTCCTCTGTGCCTAAAGATTCAAAATGGAAATAGCGTGGATTTACAATAGGTTTGTTGGAGACAACAACATCAATAAAATCCTTACCTTTACGAGGAGTCATACAAACCCACTTACCTAATGTAGCACACAAGGCAGTAAATACATCTAATACATCCTTCTTTTGTGCCCCAAACATAGGTGTTCTTTTTCTTGGGCTGCCATCAGCTTCCATCATTGCTGCAAACATAGTTTCTTGGGCATCTTCAGATAAAGACAAAGCATACTGCGTCAAATTATCCTTAGCCCTTTCCCACATTGGAGTAAAGGTATCTCTTGGAATATAAAAACGGTGTCTCCAAGCTTCTTGAGAACCTCTACCATAACTCCCTCTGCTATGAGGCACTAAGGTTAGCAATTCCTCAAGGGCTTTCACGCTTGTCTGTTTGACTAGCTGAATTTCGCAGCTGTACCCGTGAGCTAACTTAATTACATGTCCATCTGTTATTGCCCATCCGATTATTCCTGCCTCAGTAGGAGTTGTTTGGCTGGAACCAAACCCCCCACGAGAACAGAAAGTAGTAGCAATCTGATGTTTGTTTCCTTTCTGCATACTTTGGGACTCATACAAACCATGTACAGCAGAAGATGTACCTACCCAAGAATGTGTGGGAGTACATCGAAGCCCTCTACCTCGTATATGAATTTGCCCCAACTTATCTCTAGTTCTGACAATATTTAAAAGGGTAGTCCACTTTAGTGACTTAGTTGGAATATCATAACCCAAAACCTCTTCTCCAACAGTTGCTTCATTCCAGCTTTTCCACCCTTCTCTAGTCAAGATTTCGCTGTTTAGAGGTACACAAGAAAGCCTGCCCGTTGAGGTAGATGTCTGCTTGAACTCTGGGTGGATTCTGCCGTCTGCCCTTGCACCAAGAACGTAGTTATCAGTATAAGTTCCTTTCTCCTTGAATAGCTCTCGATATTTTAGTATATCCTGTATCGTTGGGTCGTCTATTGCCTCCAAGACATCGGCATCAGTAGAGGGCATCCCTGTGCTGGTGAACTTCCAAGGTTCAACCTCAAGGGTTCCATAGATGTAGCTCTGTAGTTGCTGAGGCGAGAACGGATTGATGGGCAGCTCAAATACCTTTAATTGTTCGTCTAATTGCCCAGCAAATTGGTCAAGATAATCTGGGTCAATCAAGATACCTCTATCTTCCATAGCCATCAACACGGGCAGCAGGGGCATGTCAATCGTGTAGTAATGCTCTGGTAGCTGAGGCTTCCACTTCTCGAACAACAGATAGGTTGCCACGCTGTCCATAGCATTATACTCAGGAATGATGCTTGAGTCTTTCTTAACATCTTGCCAAGTCTTCATTTCTATACCAAGGTGTCTACGTGCTAGGTACTTTAATCCTAGTCCGCCGACCATATCAGAACCTGACCTCGCCTTACTATTATCTTTTGGTGCTTGCCTACCAAGACCTAAACAATAAGCTGCGATAAAACTATCGTGGAACCGTTGAGGTAAAGGCATACGATTCCTCTTGAGCACCCTAGCATCCCACTTGTAATTATGAAAAACTGGCGTGGTCTTCTTAAACACTTGGGTTAGTTCTTGTTTAGCGTTTGTCCCAGAGTTTGCCCATACGCATAGCTTTCCAGCTGAGTCCCTAAAGGCTATACTCCATTGTCCTAGAGAACCATCTTCTGCGTTTTCTGTGTCCATTCCTATGAGTTTATCTTCCACTCGTTCCCCTCGTAGTACCCCTTGTCATACCTGCTCAACTAAAAACTCCAATACCTTATCCCAAGCAACCACGACATAATCATGCGGAACCTCCTCAGGTAAGTTCTCCCAATCGTTCAACATCACTGCCCATAGTCTAGGCTGATGGAGAGAGGCTGCTGGGTGGTAGTGAGCGATTACTTTAATCCTCAACTAAATCCGCCTTACACAAACAAACCCAATAGGTAGAAGAACTATGTTTCGTTCTTGAGGCTACTTTTTGCCCGAACAACGGAGCAAAGAATGGGTCGGCTAAGTCTAGCACCGTCCCCAGCTTCGTGTCGTGGTCGTTCCACTTGAATATGACTATCCCGTTGTCTTTAAGGATACGATAGAATTCCTCAAAGGCTTTACGCACTAGCTCCTTTATCTCTGCTGTAGTAAAGTGCCCATAGGATTGCCCCATTTGCGAGGTTGCCCCTACGTTTACATGAGGCGGGTCAAACACAATAAGGTCGAATGAGTAGTCTGGGAAAGTTGTGTTCGTACAATCCATCACTATCTCTGGTTTAACTTCCTCCCTAAGGTCAATAAAGGTTGCTAATGGGCAATTTTTGTCAAACCACATAGCTCTGTTACCAGATGTAGCATCTAATATCTTCATCAATCGTATTCCACCTTCACTGTTGGAGCCACATGACTCCCAATCCAGTCTAGGTAGCAAATCGGGCAGATATTAACTGCGCCAAGCACTACTACAGAGCCATCCCTAGATTTCATCTGCAAGCTCATCTCAAAGGGCAAGACACAGTCAAACTCATGCCCGTTGATGCACTTCCAATAGTAGTTTTCAGAGGGAGTCTTTGCTTCATCATCTTCATCATATGGGCTGTTATTCATCCTCCCCATCATCAGTATCTACCCCCTTCTTTCGTAGCATTGTCATCTTCATAGCATCTTCCTTATCCTTACGCCGAGCCATAGCATCTTCGTAGGTATCGCTATCGTCATAAAGGAATTGTAGCTCCTGCTCGTCAATGAACTCATATATCCTCTGAGGCGCAACGAAGAACCCCATCCACGTCATGATGTCCATACCGAATCCAAGTTGGATACCAGTAATTCGGGCAGTAATACCAATCTGATGCCCCGACTCTGCCAAGAACACCGCCCCCCCAGAATTTCCAAAGATGCTGTTGCCGTTGCCCATCCAGTATAACTTGTTCTCAATATCCTCTTTGAGGTAAGTAACAAAGCCAGGATTGGCAAAAGGCTCATGCAGTAGGGAGCAACCAGAAGTCCAAGTCGGGGTGAATAGTTTGACTCCTGATATATCCTCCTTTGGAATTATGCTTGCTGCGTATTGGATTTGCCTCGGACTGTCCAGCTTTAGTATCGCTACGTCATGGTGCTTGTCGTAGGCTACAATCTCTGCCCTATGGGAATTAGAACTATTTACAGTAGACAAGCGGACGTAGTCAAATACTTCCACAGTTACCTGTTGCTTGAATTCCTTTTCTACTTTTCTCTTGAGCAGGCTGTCCCACTCTTTCTTGGTGCTGATGGCATCGTCGATAACATGCTCGCAGGTCATCACAAATGTCTCATACTCCTCAGGGTTCTTGGGGTCTGGCTTGGAGTAGATGACCGTCCCTGAGCCGCCCGCCTTTTCGGTTCTTATCCTGACTACGCTGTAAAGCACCTTTTCGTGAAGCTCCTTTTGGTTTAACACTGTTCCTCCTCTATATTTAGTTCCGCTGTAAACATTGTGCCGTGCAGCTGGGAAACTCCAGTTTCAGTAAACAAACTCAATGGTGTCGCTCCTAATGTAACAATATATTCTGGCTGGACAAGCTTAATCTCCTGCGCTAGCCACCGCCAACAAGCTTTGATGAAAGCCTTCCTCGGTGTCTTGTTGCTTGGCGGTCTGCATTTACAGACATTGGTAAAGTAGCAATCGTTGGGGTCTATCCCAGCTAGGGCAAGCAATTCGTCCAGCCGTTTGCCAGCGAGACCAACAAAGGGGATTCCGCTACGGTCTTCATTCCTACCAGGTGCTTCCCCTAAGAGTAGATACTTGCTGTTCACATTACCAATGCCCATCACGGGCTGTGTTGCTCCTTGTCTTAACTCGCAACGGGTGCATTGTTTGACTTGTTCAGCCAGACTTTCTAATGTCATTACCTGCTCCAATGCAAAATCCTAGGAAAACCCCACAGAGAAAGACTACCATGCAAATGGGCAGAACTAACTCAATAGGCATTACAACTCCACATCCGATTCCACTTCGTTACCCCAACAGTCCCAACCTTCTACTTTCTGACGGGCAAATAGTTCTATGCGGGGCAAATCACCCATAAGCTCTACTATTTTATCCATAACCACACTTGGTTTCTGTGAATGATTGCGTGCCTTTTCGGATAGGAACTGTCTGACACTAGCAGATAATCTCTTAGGATGTCCCTTAGTAAATAACAGGCATATTTCTGCTCCCTTGCGTGTCCAGTAACCCATTCCAAAGTTCTGTTTATCCCACACAAAACCAATAGTCTTATAAGTAAAACCCCACGAATTACCTAACATCAATGCGTTTTCAAGGTGGGCATCCTGAACCCACATAAACAAAACACAATCCTTGTCAGCAATCTCATTAATTGCTAATGCCTTTAACTTATCAAGGCTTAACAATGGATAGTGATTGTCAGATGTCTTCTTCCTACCCTTACTTGAATAAGTTTCCCAACTCCAAGGTGGGTCAGCATATATTATCTGATACTTCTTCATCATACCCCCAACAGGGCAACTAACTCATTATAATCGGTATCATCATAAAAGGTTCCGTTCAAGTCTCTGTCAAACCTGTTATCAACAATGGTAGCCCTCATCAGATTCTTTGCCCTAGCTCCTTCGCCGAGAGTCATTCGTTTCATCTCTATAACCACATCGGCGTTGCCCGCAGTTCGCTTCCAGCCATCCAGTTCTAGCTCACCAGTGTTATCCCCCTTGACATACTTGTCTCTGAGATATTGTATTGTCACTAGGTTGACTCCAGCGACTCTAGCACGGGCAAACAGGCTGGACATCTTGAGGTTAGGCTTCATATACTCGACCTCAAGCATCTTCTTGCGGTTCTTCTCCTCGGTGATTGCTTGGTGGCAGATTTGCCAGACCACCGTAGCGGTGTCAAGGACTATGGTTTCATACTTTCCGCTTTCTATATCATCTTTGTATTCCCTGCGGAATGCGTTCCATATTGGCTCTGCCCACTGTTCATCATCATCCTCTATAATAGGCAGGGCTATCTCGTTGATGACAATTTCCTTGTCTGCGAACTTGTTCTCGGCAATATAGGTTGCCCCCAAGTCGAAGGAGAATATCTTAAGAGGTGCGGGAAATGTCATTGACAAATGAGATTTGCCGCTTTTGGGCAGACCTGATATGCTAATTATCAAGGGCATCACCATTTGGCTTCACACTCCTCTGCCCAAACTTTGTCCCAGTAATATCCTTTAATGCGAACCCTTGTAGCATCCTTGGTTTCCAAGCGACCTATTAATTGAGCTTTGCACTCAGTCGCCCTAATAAGAAACTTGTGAAGCTGTAGTAATTTATCTAGAACGTCAACATCTGAGCCGTCATGAGGGAAGTCGAGGTCAAGACCAAATATCCTTTGTTTTTCAAGTATCTTTCGTTGGTTAATGTTTAATACCATCTTCGCACTCCTTGGTGTAGGAACAATGCTGGCATTCATAAGAACCTGCGGGGGCAAGGGCGGCAGCTTTGGGTAGGAGCTTACCTGTCTCTATAACTTGCAGGAACTCCTCTTTGCGCCCCAAAAACCACCGCCAATTCTTGTCTATTTCCTCTTGGGAGAAAGTTAGTTTATAGGCGTGTAGCGTTGGTCTTGGGTGTTTGGCTCGGTAGGCGTCCTTCTCTTCTGAGGTCTTGCCCTTAGGATAGACTGCCCCCCAGTCGCCCATCAATTCGAACCTAGTTAGGTACGCTTCTGTTGTACCTGTGACATAACATTGGGCTTCCACTTGTCTTATCCAGTGGGCATTGTCCTCAATTGCTCTGTTAGCTGACTGGTAAGTTGCTTTCAGCTCGTATGGTATCAATCTTGCTTTGCATCTGGTACAGTTCATCTTCTAACTCCTTGATACGTTTGGCTTGTACCTCTTGAAATGTTTTGTGTTCATGTTTGCCTAAAGTAGTAAGCACGAGATTGTCTAATCTGTTGTCGTCCCTGATACCATTTAGGTGGTGGACAACTTCATCACTAGAGAGTACCCGACCTAGTTGCCTTGCCATCACTAGCCTATGTTCCATCACCCAGTGGTTCTTACCTCCCATAGCAGCAAGTAGGTCAGGCTCACGTATAGAAACGGTAACATAACCGTCAATGTGCCTTCGGTAACGTACACCTTTTCTCAGCTTCATACCACCTACTTTCCTAGCACAAGAAAGACACCGCCCTGAGCAGGTACTGTATATCCAACGCTCGAACTCACAGTCAGGACAAGCTACATAAACCTGCTTCTTAGTACCTCCACTAGGCACACGAACATAACGGATGTCATTCAGTTCAATCAATCATTTCCTCACAATTAGGGCAAGCCAAGGCGTCAGCAGTAACAATAATTCCATCAACCTCAATAGGCTCTACATCCTCTTCCTTGTTAGTAAGCCATCGCTGCGTACTCCACCCAATAGAATATATGAGAACTTCCTGCTCCGTGTCCTCTTTCGGCTGGGACTTCCTTAAAGCTTGTTTGTTCAGGCAGAAGTTTAGGTCGCTAGAATGAATCCCTGTTCGCTCATTGAATTCGCGCTGTCGGATTTTCTTTATTATCTCTGCCCTGAATTGGGCATCCTCTTCAATCTGCATTTGTCCTCTCAAACTTGTCGTCTACCAACTCAACATCCAATAGGTCTGGTAAAGTTCCAGCCTTACAAGCTTCTTTGTATTCTGGGAACTGCTTTGCCTTGTTGTCCATTGTCAGTTTCCTCAGGGCAGCCTTCTCGTTCAGACCGATTACTAAGCCAGTAATATATTCTACCACCGACTCTGCATCAGCTGCTTCATCAGCAACATAACACCAAGCACTAGAGTAGGGTATGCCTGTCTCTGGGTTGGCCGACCGCATCTCTTTGGTCTCCATCTCGTCGGTTTCCTTGTTCTTCACCTTAGTCTTGAACAGGAGCCTATCCTGCCTCTCTAAGGTTACATAAGTTCCATTTCTTTCAGAGGGTCTGACCTTCCTCTTCTCTTCCTTTTCTCCTAGTTCCTCTGAAGACCCAACGAAGCAAACCATATAGGTGCTATTCTTATGGGGCAACTTACCCTCGGCAGCATAAGGAACCCAGCAGGTGAACTTACCATCCGTTAACTCCATATCGTCAGCATCTGGGAACATCTCAAGGATAATGGCGTCCTCTAGCTTAACTTCTATTTGTTCCTTTGGAGTATAGGTTTGTTCCCCCTCGAAGTCCCTTGGTGGTTTCTTCTCTAGACTGACTTGTAGTCCTCTAACCTTTTTGATTCCTTGGTAGCCCCCAACAGCAGCTTCCGCTGAGGAGTCCACAAATCCCTTATCGTTTGGCACTAATACTCTTCCTCCTTCATTCCGGCTAACTCTTCGCATGCTTTCTTGTATGCGTCAGTTACATCAGTTACAGTATCATTATCTTCACTAGACACAGTAACCTTTGGTTCCTCTCCTACGAAACCTTCAATAGTTATGAACATTATTCCTCCTTTTCATACTCTAATTTCATCGACACCACTATTATATCACAAATCCACCTGTTTGTCAAGTCCACTCTCGGTAACTAAGGGGCAACTAGGGCAGGTGAGCGTGGTTGGTGGTGTCAAAATATGCTCTTCCTCCAACCTGTGAGCTGTTTCTTTCTTGGTTTATCCGACATAACAATCAAAGCTGGCTGGAAGCAAATAGACATAACTTCCCTACACTTCGGGCAGAGCACTACCTTGTTTTCAAAGGTGGCTATGGACATCTTTATCTCTTCATCAGTTTTGCAGTCAGGGCATTTGAGTATGTAGATTGGTGTCATGATTCACTCCTATATAGTGCGTGGGCGTAAATAGTTATCCCGATAGGTATACCAAGTAAGAGCCAGAAAAAGGGCACTCCATCACATAAACCAAGACCAAGCCCAAAGGCAAACGAGAATATAGCTGTACAAATCCCAAGCACCGCCTCGAACATAGGGTCTGTTAATTTAGTAAGTATCCCTTTGAAATACCATTTCCAAAATCCCATTATCCTGCCCTCCACTTCCTTTATCCCTGCCTGATAACCTTCCTCATAACCAACTTCCCTCATTTCCTTGCCCATCACAGTAGCTTTAGCTTCCATTTCAACCTCCTATCCATTTATATTCTCCTCTCCTCACCTTCTCGACCTCTCCCTCCCTCACCAAAGCGTTCAAGGAGTCGAAGACAGAAGCATTAGAACCTATCTCAGCAGCGAACAATTGGGCAGGACTAACAGAATCTCCCGCTACTGCCCATCGTTTCCTAATAAATTCTGCCACCTCTTGCTTAATGCTCACAGCTACTTCCACGTTCATGAACTCGAAGTCCCTCATTTCCACCTCTATTGGTTCAGGGGGCAGTTCAGCATGTCTCAATAACTTGGGGGTCAGCCTAACTCCTAGCGGTTCCCCTTGCTTACTTGTCCTTTTCATTTCGATATAACTGTCAACCCAGTCCTCTTGGACGCTACTACCCCTGCCCCCCCGCTTAATATCCTTGCCTGGGTGGTGGATTATTAGGATAGAGCAATTGAAAGCCTCGATTATACTGTCCAGATAGTCTAGCACTATCATTGTATCTTTCTCGGAGTTTGAGTCACCAGACATAGCCTTGTATAATGGGTCAATTATCAACACGTTTGGTTCAATCGCCTCAAGAGCTTTGTTTAATTGTCTCTGCCCTCCTTCTGTGTCTAGTTTCATCGAAAAGTTAGTCCCGACATATACATTGTCATAACTTTTTTTGGTGCTTAAAAGGCGGTCTTGCAGGACGCCTGCGCCGAACTCTGACTGAGTATAAAGGACAACTCCTGACGTTGTGGGTATACCTAGGAAGTCCTCTCCAGAACCAACGCAACGAGCAAGCTGAACGGCTAGGTAGGATTTGCCTGACTTCGGGGGGGCATATATCATAGCTTTCCCCTGCTGGGGCAACCAATCCTTGACATAAAACGGCACAGAGGGCATCCGCACCTGCACAAATTCCCCTGCTCGCCAGCAGAAACCACCAATAGGCTTGATTAGTTGTTGGCGGGTCTCTTCTTCCAGTTCGTCATAATAGACATGAACTGGTTGTCCTGTTGTAGGGTCTTCAATCCATAACCCTTCTCGGCTCATTCAGTAATTCTCCTCTTTTGTTAGCAACTTGCTGGCTCTTTTTAACTCCTAGCATCCTCCGGTTCATTTGCCCACCCTTCGCACGGATTTTATATTCTAACATCATATTGCTAGGATAACCAGCAAGCTAATCTAATTCATGTCCCGCTAGATTCTCTTCTCTTGGTACCCAAGTTATTTCCAATTCTTCAAACTGCCCCGCTAGTCTTCTTAACTCTTGATTGAGCTTCTTCAAATGAGGCTTCTTTACTTTGTAGCTTCTGTCATATTGCTTGACGGTTAGCTCACTGTCAGTTAATATTTGTATACTCTTGTACCTTAATCTCAGGGCAGACTCAAGAGCTTTAATGATAGCAAGATATTCTCCAACGTTGCTTGTCACCTTGGCGGGCAGTTCAATAACAACAGGTTGTCCACCTTCATAGACATAACAAACCCGACTTGTACTTCCGTCCGTCCAAATTTTAGTCACGGGCATATCATATCACATCCCGACACATTTGTCAAGTCCGTTGGTTGTCTAGTCATTGTTGGGGGGAAGCAACCAAACGTTATCATTATCTATCTCCTCCCCTTGCCAACTGACACTATTTGCCCCTCGCCAGTTGTCTCATATTTGGACTCAAATTCCCCTTCGGGCAGGGCATCTCTGTCCTCTTCATAAGCCTTCCACCACGCTGTATATTTGCCCTCTTTAACCATTTCACGATTCTGTCTTGCCCTCACGGGGTCATCGACGCCAATGTCATCAACTCGGCAGTTCTTGCCATTGATGACTTCATAATGGATTTTTCTGTATTTCATTGTCCTGTTTGGCGAATTGAACGCCTTCTCCTTTAGCTATTCTTTTGTCACCTCTGATTGAAGTTCTTGCCAGCACAAATCGCAAGCGTGCTTGAAGCATTGAGTTCCTTCCCCAAATAAATCGAGGGGACAAGTTTCATTCCCCCACTCTATAATCTGCCTGATAGTATCCTTGTTCTGGGCTTGGGCGATGGCTCTATGCCCTTCCCTGACATCACTAGCAACATATTGACGCCCAAAGTGCTGGCCGCGAGGTTCTGGCGAATCGTTGATTGCCTTAGCTATCTTCTCATCACTCAATATCTTTATCATCTATGAGCCTCCTTTGTCAATCTGGATTGACTAAAATTTTTTAGCCCTTAAAAGGGACAAGTTATTTCTTGTTATTCTTAATACGGTTGCGCAAGACTTCAGTCGGTGGGGTGTTTTTAACATCTATGCCCTCCATCAGCTTCGTTAAATTATCAGATAACTTTTCAATTTCTGCTTTGATGTCCTCTACATCTTCTATAAGTATCACACCATCAATTAGGGCAATATCTATCCACGCTGATGTCTCTAGGAGAGAACCTCTAGCAGTGTTCCACCTAGATGCTGTGACCCCTTCTTTGCCCCTCTTTGAGCCTTCCCCTTCAGCTATATTCGCAGCTACTGAACCCGCTGCACGGAATGTCTGGTCGTAATGTGTCCACTCTAGATTAGTTCCTAAAGCATTACGGATTTTCTTGTAAACTACTAAAGCATCCTTATAAACTTCAACCATTCTACTCTTTCTCCCTGTCCCAGTAAACAGACTTACATTTTGGGCACATCCTTACTTCAGATACCCTTGGTGTCCAAGTGTGCCCGCATTGCCTACAAGTTAAGATGTTCAGCTTGACTTTCATTCTCTTATCCTCCTACCCATATTATACCACATAACCCTACCTTTGTCAAGTCTGTTCAGAGACAATGAGAGTAAGTTAGGTCACTCTAGCTCTTGTTTACTCTATGATGCTACTTGTTTTATAGTTTTATTTCTGCCTTTTACCTCCGTGATTTTTTCAAACTATGGTTCTCTACTCCTCCCCTTTAATAGGGGGAGAGGAGAGTGGAGGAGTAGAGAAATCCTACAGGCTCGTTCGCATTTTTCCTTTTAGGCTCATCGTATACCTTGGCAAAAGTTTCTCTACCCCGGCCAAAATTTCATGTTAATATCTATAAACCCCCCTTAGAAACCACCAACAACTCCTTGTTCTCATAGATGTTGCCGATTACTTCAAGTTTTTCCTGCCCTGTTTCCCGTGCTATATCACAGAAAGCCCAGAATCCACTGTTGAATATGTCAGCACCCTGATTTATCTCCACTCCAAACTCTGCGGTCTGGAATACTACGGGTGCAAGATGGTTGAATGGTTCTATCGGGCCGGTACCATCATCAAGAATCACATCCTTGTAGGTATCTTCTATGACCACTATGTCCCCCTCATATATCTCCTTGCCCTGTTTATCCAATAAGCCAGTGAAGCTATCCTTTTCTTTGTGTGGGATTTTTGGGTAGCCAATACTCCACAGTTCATTATTGGGGGAATAAATCCACTTGCCGAATTTACCTTCCTCTACTAACCATAAGCAGTAACCAACGATTGTATTTCCATCCCTAAGTCTATATTTCAATTGCCTCATCTTATTGTAAACTCCTTCCCACAGTGAGGGCATACAACTTGTCCCCTGTGGACATTCTTAGTAAGTAACTCAAGGTTCTCAAGTCTATTATCATCCTTGATGCCATTCTTGTGATGAACAAACTCATAGCTTTCAAGAGGTCTGCCAAGATACTTGGACATAACCAATCGGTGTTCATGGATGTAGCCCCCCATCCTTGCGTTTGGATGGTCTGGTTGCCAAACCTGAACATACCCCAACCTATCAATGTGTCTTCCACCTTTCCAAGCAAAACTCCGCTTGCCCGTATGGGCTTTAATGGTATTGAGTCTGGCCTGGATTGATATTTCTGATACCCTCGGTTCATATCCTGCTTCCTTTACAAAGTTAGTCCAGTTCCCAAATAGCATCCTGACTGGCATATCACTCGGCGTATTTACATCCCCTAGCCATTGCCTCTTCCTCGGTAGCTCGCCAAGCCTTTGTGCCAAGTCCTTCAATAACGAGATTAGTTGTGTCTTGGAGTAGATTGCTGTTTTCATACTTATTCCCCCTTACTATACCATCTACCCCTATTATATCACATTCATAGATATTTGTCAAGCCATTCTTGTCTTTGAGTCCTGTGTATTGACCCATTGAACCCTCTTCAACACAATAGGACATCTTCCAATCTTCAGCGTCCTTTATCCAGTGTTTGCCCTCTTGGAGATAGTAATACCCATATATCCATCTTTTGTCAGGTGGATACAATCCATTGCCCTCAAAGTTGCGGTAGCCTCTGAACTTAATCTCTCTCATTTCTCTCCTCCTTCAATATCCATAAACCCCCCAATGCTTAACATAGTCTAAACATTCGGGGCAGAGCCACAACTCCTCTAACATTTTCAGTTGCTTTGTGTCTGTCGGTTGCATACACATTTCGCAGAAGTCTCCTTGGGCTATGTTAGCTCGACTTTGTGTCGGTAAGTACCCTTGTTGGAGTAGGGAAATTTGGGGAGGTTGGTACGTGCGAGTATAAGTTTTCTCCTTAATCTTTGTCTTACTTGCCTCGATGAAGGCGGGAATATCCCCCGTGGTTGGATAGCTAATCATCAAGTCGGCGTCAACCAAAGCACAATGACCACAGGGTAGATGTTGCCTTATTTTAGTAGCTGCTCCCTTGTTACTATAAACGATACATATATCATGGTTTGAGCCTACGAAATCTTCGTCAGTCTTGGAATGAAATGCCCCCATGCTGTGATGGCTGTGGACAGTCCCGATTATGCCCTCAAGCATAGTATCTTCGATAACATTCACAGTAGAGTAACTTACTTCTTGCTCTGGCACGTAGATGTCTGTTACCTTATAATAATCATCATCTCTGTCGATTGTGCCTATGAGATAGCCTAGCCATTCTTTGTTTTTCATCTCAGCGGACATAGCCTTGATTTTTTCCCATACTTCACAGTCCACGCTGACTATCGGCTCAATGTCGTCGCAGACTCCACACTTGTCGATAACTTTCTTGTCCGTTGTCCAGCCTTTATCCATTTTCTATCCTCCTTATTAGTTCGTCTCGCATCCATGTGGCTACATCACGCCAGTCAACTTGCTCAAGGGTGTCTCCGTGGCTATAGTTGTTAAATAAGTCTTCAGTAAGGGCTTCTGATATATGCCTTGTTGATATGTCTCGTATGTCAAATAGGTTCTCTAATCTCCTTGTCGGCTCTCTAGTAGGACTAGCATATAGCTCGCTTAGGTCATGGCAAACCTCTAAGTTCTCTCGATACATCGCCTTCGCCACACCTAGGGCAGCAGTAATGGCAGCGGGCACAGACCAACTAGACACAGTGTCGTAGCCGTCTGGGGTGCCTGGAGTTATCCATTCTGAGTTAGTTGCAGTAACAGTCATATGAGTTCCATTGTAGCTACATCTGATATATCTCATGCCTACGGTATTGGCGTGTGCTTGGAGAGTTCGTTGTGTTGCTGCCCTATCGGTACAGTCGAATAGAACTTGCCCCTTGACCATCTGCAAGGTGAATGAGTCGGCATTAGGATAGGTATTAACATCTATTTCAGGTCGTAGGTTTATCAGCATATCCTTCAAAACCTCTGTCTTAGGTCTGGTAACTTGCTCTGGCGAGTAGGGCAACCTATTCAGATTGCTAGTCTCCAGAACATCTGAGTCCATCAAGTGCAACCGTTGGCATCCCGAAAGTGCCAAGAATATGCCAACCCAAGTCCCTGTGCCACCTACACCGACTACGATAGCTTCACCAATATTAAATAATGGTAGTTGGTCTTGCCTAACGTAAATCTGTTCGTTCCTCATTTGACATCCTCCTATATATTCCTCGTTCTCTTGTCCGCCTTGCTCCTATTGGAGCGTGTCTGATATAATCTATGTTGAAGTTATACCCGTATCCGTCAGGGCAAGTTCCCGAACAATTATGCCCACTAAAGTCAAACAAGAACTCAACTCCAATGCTTGTTTCGTAGTTTACAGTCACAACTCTGCCAATGCTACCAACATCATCCTGTGGGAAAGAATCATAACTTCTAAGCACCTGAACTAAGTCGCCTACTTGATATGCTCGCCGTTCAGGTATTGTAGTCCAGTGTTCATCAGAACTTATTGCGGTAGCTTCAGACCATAAAATATCTATGTGGGACATACCTTCTGGGTGGCTGGTTCCTGGACTATCACGATTTATTACAGTTAAAACTTCTTGGTATCTATCTCGTAGTGCCCATAGTTCATCAGAACTAGGTATTCCTCTAGGCAGTTGCATATCTCCAGTACAGTTGTACCCTCTTTGTGAGTGGTAGTGTTCCATATTTTGATAGTCCTCAGATTTCAATAGCATTAACCTTGCTTCACTACCATTACTGGTGTCAACTTGCAAGAGACAATCCTGTATAGCCTCTGCTTGGTGTTCGTCGGTAAGTTTCTTTGTCACGCCGTTGTATTGTATCCTATTTGGGGCATAGTGAAAGGGCATAATAAAGCATACAGACCTTGAATCTTTGTAGACTCTCATGCCTCGTGTGACGTCATACAAACTTACCGTAGGCATATTGCATCGTTCAGCCTCTCGTATCTCAAGAGCTTGCTCTTTCCGCCTTAGGTTTTCCCTTGCTTGGTTGAATTGTTGTATCAGTTGTTGTTGGTATCTCCTGAGGATTTCGCTGCCACTTGTTATTTCCTCAGCACGCAGTTGGAATAGTTGCGTGCCAACAATCATTAGGTCGTTGGTTTGTCCGAGCAGGCGTTCGAACATGATGCTATCATCAGGTGTTACTCCTCCAGTGATTGCTTCAATCCAGTCTGGTCTTGCCCATAAGTTACCATGTAGGTAGGTATCGAAATTGACCTGTACATCTCTGGAAATCTCTGAGACAGTCCCTTGGGCGCCTATGTAGATATTGGAACTACGAAGGTCGTTGGTAATTGCCTGAACCCTTTGACCTACAACGATTTCGACTCCGTTTGGAGTTCTTAGTATTTCTGGCATTTCTGTACCTCCTGTGTCTATACCCTCTTCCTCCTCTTCCTCCTCTCTGAATATAGCTACCCAACTCGGCATCACTGCAAGTTGGTGTCCATTGTCAAAATCAATGTCAACAGCCCCTTCTGGGTCTAGTCCTGTGACAGTTCCTTGTGAGCCTCTTACAGCACCATATTGTGTTAGCCCGTTAATCGTAAGCTCTACTCGGCAGCCTACGAGGATTTGTGTTCCGTGATAGTCATAGTGTGACCCAAGTGGTCTGTCTATGCCCCAGGTTTCTACCCTTTCTTGGTCTTCATCATCTAGCACAAGCTCTCTTGCAGCTAGTCTTCGGTTGTCTCTTGCTTCATCAGGCAGTCTAATTTCCATTGTTACTCCGCCTAGTGCGTATAGCGGGTCTAATGTAGGTCTGTCTGTTCTTGGTTCAGTAGATGTTCTGTCAGTTCTTGTTGTCCAAGGTGTCATTTTCTGTCTCCTTGTTCGGGCAGACCCACAGGGTCGGTTGTGAGCCTGCCCTCTTCCGCTTCCTTAGTTCCTTGTCTTGTCTCTGTTAAGCCGCTTTGTCTTCCCGGCTGACGTTGGCAACGCACACATCACCCTCTACCCCTTCTACCTCGATGCCATCGAGTAAGGCAGCGATGCTGTTAGTCTGGAGTTCCGAGGCTGAGTCAACGTAGGCGCCGCTTATCAGCACCCTGAAGTTACCCAGTCTGGCAAATGTTGCCGCCTTCTGGAGTTCTTCGGTAAGGTTATCACTGGTTGGGACATAAGCCCCTGTAGGGGTTGTGATAATTCCTCTCCTTGTCCAGATTCCCGCTTCGTTCATAGCTATGACCTCCTTCTTATTTTTCTTCCTGAACCCTTGTCCGACCCAGACTTGGGCTCAGGTAGTCTCTCTGTTTGGGCAAAGCCCCCAATCCAACAGCCCAAATCAAATTATTTGGCTTGATTGAGGGCGATGCTTCTTCTTTATTACTATGTGGTCGTCCTCTCGTCTATTTTCATCACACCGAGAGGGCCGGGGTCGTGTCAAGTCCCTTTTGGGTTGTGGTTGTTCTGACCAACGCCGAGCCCGGCAACGAAACCTATTACTATGCCTAAGCATAACGTGAAAACGAATATTGCGTAGTCCATAGTTATCTCCTCTTACTTATGTTTACCTCTAGCTGGCTTATCCCAGTTTCTCCTTGTCTTCGGGTGAGTACGCTCTCTAATGTTATAACCGTTCTCGTTTGCCCAGCGGATTAGCTTCTGGATGTCATCTTCGTTCATTGGTAAGCCTCCCTCTTTGTTTTTGCCTCCAAGCTCTTCTACCCATAAACCTCTGGTATGGCTTTGGGCAGTTCCTCTTGGTAGGATATGACTTATCGACTGTCATTGACAGCCTCTTAATACCCATATTAACATTCTCCGCCTTTTGTCCCTCTCGATAGCTAGCCTCTCTAGCTCTTGTTGTCGTAGCTGTATGAGGAGTCTGTCGCCGTCTTTCATAATCCCTCCCTACGCCTTGAGTAACGTCTTGGCTACACTGTGTATGCTAACTGGCGGAGCTTCTAATGTTCCCTTGCCTTCTAGGTAGACTATGCCTGCTACTACTACAGAACTTGGGAAGCCTACCCTATGCAATAAGTTAGCCATCATAGTCGAGTCTTCTTCCTCGCTGATGTCTGATGTAGCTAGTGCCTCTAGCCATTCTTTGATAGTCATAGTTACCCCCTTAACTTATTAGTTTAGGTCTGCCCATTAGCCTTTCCCCCATAGAGTAGAACTAGACTAAGCTAATCCACTACTTAACTCATATAGTTTGAGGCTAACGGGCAGGCTAGACTAAGAAGCTAGGCTAATCCCATGCGCTTGAGTGCGGAGTCGCCGTTACCGTTCTTGCTGGTGGGAGCGTCACCAGCCTTATACAGTATCACGCCGCCTATAGCACCACGCACTTTGATTATGCCTTCCTCTTCCAGTTTCTTACAGACTTCCTTGATGTCTGGGCAAGTACCATCAGCATTGGCATAGTATTGCTTGAACGCTGTGCTAAAGCCAGAGAATACCGCATGTATCCCCTTGCCTTTCTCTGGGTTTGGTCTGGTCTCGATAGCTTTAAGAACAAAGTCCTTATAGCTAACCCTAGTAGTCTTTGACGCTTGACTCATTACTCTAAACCCTCCGTTACTCGGTCAGACTCGCTTCGAGTCCGCCACTATCATCATATCGAGAGGTCAACCGCCGTGTCAAGTTCTTGGTTAGCTTGAGGCTGGCGGGATAGGACAAACAATATTCCATAGGCTCTCCTCCTTATGTATTCATCCATTGATACTTCAAGAACTCACCCTTAGTTAGACCGTAACTCTCACTAGGCTCTTCACGCCTGTGGAGCCTACCAGTCTCAATCGTAGGTAGTGAGCCTATCCTAAGTTCAGCCGGATGTGGTTTAGTCTCGTCAGTCCATTGGTCAGCCATGTGCTGTTGCATAGTGTAGTAGCTTCCGCAGTAGTCGTTAGCTACTAGCATCCTGTTGAGTTCAGCTCTAGCTAGTTCTGGCATGCCCTTAGTACTAATTACTTGACTCATTTCGTGCCTCCCAGTCTCGATTTTGTGCCTGCCGAACTCGAAGCCGAGGCGGTCAGGCTCATTTCCACTCTACCACGAGGCCGGGGGGTTTGTCAAGCCATTTTTGGGCAAAACGCTACCTCACATGACACAGCATCTTGAGCCTGAAAAATCATTTTTGAGCCTAGTCTCTCCTGCGGACGCACGCATGGAGATGGGCTAGTGAGTGGTTGATTGTTATTAACCTCGCTCGCCTGCTTCCCCTAAAAGAACCTAGTTGCATCCCCCCCACACCCCCCAATTACCATCACCTAGTCGCTAGTTAGTTGCGTAGCCCTGCCCATCAAGCTGCCAACTAGGCAAAGATAGGTAGAGACAAGCACCCGCACCTGCCCCAGCGTCTTTTGATAGTATCGAAAGGTATCCCCCTGTTTTTCATCCTCTAAAAGCGACCATTTGGAAGCATACAACAGCATTCGAGAGAACATAGCTAAAAACGACCTAAAATATGCCTTAAAACGGGTCTAAACTCGTCTCTTTAACCAACAATGGCTGTCAATCCGCTTGACAGGGCTAGTCTCGGTGTGGTATAATACCTATAGTAGCTAGATTCTGCAACCAACCAGCAAAAATTGGGCTAACTGCCCATCTAGCTAGTGCAAAGAGGCTAAATTCAGTGGTCATTTTTCTAGGCTTGGCGGTTCTAGTCTAGGGCTGCCCTGAAATAACCCACCAACGGGCACAGGATAAGCAACAGTGGTCAGGAAAAGCAACGGGTGGAGCAGGACACAGGGGCACTACAAACAACAAGGAGAAACGCTAAATGGACACTTATGAGATTGTCATATTGGTTCTTACCGTGGTCTTAATCTTGGTCGGAGGATACGCCAGACGAGTAGTCAAAGAATTAAAAGATTTAGTAGATGTTACTTCGCTGGCAATCCAAGACAACAAGATAACCAGGCACGAACTCAAGGATATATTAAAGGAGGGCGCCGACGTTAAGACAGCTTTTATTGAGATTGCTAGCTTGTTTAGCAAGAAGCCCAGTTAAGCCAGAGCCTATCCTGCCCACTAGCACAGTTCATATCAATATGACTGACTTGGGTAGGTTGCTACATCAAGTTGCGCCGAATGCAGATATTTTCCTGTCTGACAGAGACTACCTGCTATGCAACTATGAGGATATAAGGAAGTTCCTTGAGCAGGACAAGACTAACAAGATGGGCTATCTGCCCGAAGAACGAGATTGCGACGACCACTCATACCGCCTCATGGGGCAGCTATCTATTCCAGGATGGTCTGCCCTTTCTTTTGGTATCCTTTGGACTTTTTCCCATGCCCTAAACTGTTTCGTCACTGAGAACGGGGGATTTCGCTTGGTAGAGCCACAGACAGACCAGATTCGTTCTCTCAAACCAGATGAGGGAAATGATATTCGATTCATAACGATGTAATGAAATATAGGAAGTAGTTAATGGCAACAGAAGCACCAAAGAGACCTGGTCGTCCAGCAGGAGCAAAGGACAAGCATCCGAGAAATAACAAGATAACTGAACTTATGTCCAGCGAGCAGATAAGGAACGCCAAGCACAAGATAATCGAACTGTTTGATGCCCGCAAGGTAGATAACTTGTCCCAAGCGGCTGACATAATGAACTTGTCCAAAATGAGGCTATATAGCTGGAAATACCGTGACCCAGACTGGGCTAAAATGCTTGCCCAAGCAGAACAATTAGTCGCTGATGAACTGGAGGCAAAGCTTAACTTTGTTAAGAATGTCCCTGAGTGCACAGCGATTATTTTTAGGTTGAAGAAAATCCGACCCGAATACCGAGATACTTGGAAGTTTGGTATAATAGACAGCAAGGTGATAGAGCACCTTGAGAAACTACAAGAACTGGCTAAGCAGGAACCTAAGAAGGAACCTGCCGAGAATAAATAAATCGGAAGGAGGTAATGACTAAATGATTTATTCAGTATCAGACAGAGAAACCATATCAGATGTAAGCACAGCAGGCGGAGTGGGATTTACTGCCGCCAAGCTTGCCCCAACTACAGGGACAATTTACTATGCAGTTGTCCAAGCTGTCAGTGGTAATGTTCGATTTACTATTGATGGTACAGCACCAGTGGCAGCAACTACGGGGATGAGACTTTTGCAAGATGATAGTGTTGAAGTATGGGGTACTACTGCCCTAGCGGCTTTCCTAGCTATTGATGATGGCGGAACCGCTAAGCTTGAGGTAGTCTACATGGGGGTGGGACTGTAATGTTGAAGAATTGGAGAAAACGAACTCCTGTAGATGATACCGTTCAAAACGGCGAAACTAACAGAGCTGCATCAAGTAATTGGGCATTTGACCACAACGCAGCAGAAACAGGTGTGCATGGAGCAGGCGCCAATGATTTACTTAATACTGGAGATGTAGATGATACTCCTATAGATGGAGCTACCACAGTTCCACCTAGTTCTAACTGGGCATTTGACCATGCCGCTGACGTTGACAAACACCATTACTTCATGGGGATGATTTACAAGACAGGGGAGTATATTGCGCCACACCCTTATTCCTTTACTCCTGGAGCTGTAGCTGTTGTGGCAGGCCATTTCTACGCATCTGAGTTTCACGTCACAAGGGCAATCACTATTGATAGATTAGCCGTCCATGTAACTACTGGTGATGCTGGGAAGTATGTTAGACTTGGCATCTATAATGATAACGGAGCTGGGTATCCTGGCACTTTAGTAAGTGATGCTGGTACAGCTTTAGTAACGAGCACTGGAGTTCAAGCGGTTACACCAGCTAGTGATATAGTTCTAGCTATGGGATTGTACTGGCTGGTGGTTGTGTCGGACGGGACACCCTCACTCTATTATCATGCTGGCGGGTATGGCTGTGTGGTAGGTATCAGGGCGACTGATGTCCTATCAATAGAAGGTGGCTATGACTTAGACTCTACTTACGCTGCCTTACCAGACCCATATACAGCAGGTGCGTCAATAGGGGCTAGGGGTGGCTTTGTCTATCCCAGAGTAAAATCACTTGATTAAGGAGGGAAAATATGGCTTTACCACAAACATTACAATCTAACGAAAGGGGGGTATCTGTTTATCAGGATGGTGTGTTCTTAGGTTATGAGAATATGACTGTTTTATCCGATGAGCAATTGGCCGAAGAAGCCGAACAGAAAGCTATGGAGAAGGCTGAAGACCTCATAGATAGTATTTCTAATCTAGCTGGTGCAAAGGTATTTCTCAAGAGATTAGTTAAAAGACTGATAAAGAATGGCTCTCTACCATAATGAATAAAGATAGATAGGAAGTGGGTAAGGGCAAAGTTATTTAAAAATGATACCTAATGAAGACCAATTAAAGTACATATTCGACCAGCTTGGTTATGTACCTACATCTGAGCAATGGGCAATACACCTAGACGGGCATCGTATAAGAATAGTTGCAGGTGGAGAAAGAGCTGGCAAAAGCAGATTGTCCTCAATGGACTTGATTGCCCGTATGTTTGGCGCTGATTTGCTGTGGCTGGTTGCGCAGGACTATGAACGCACTAGGGCGGAGTTCAATTATATAATTGAAGCCCTTGTGAAGTTAAAGATTGGGTTCACAGCATCAAAGCAGATTGACCCTGGCGAGATTAACACCGAGATAGGGACTAGAATCATAACGAAATCTGCGAAAGACCCACGCAAACTCGCTATGGAAGCTCCGAATGGGATTTTAGGCTGTGAAGGAAGCCAACTAGACTATGAGACCTTTCTAAGACTGCGAGGCAGATTAGCTGAGAAGCGGGGTTGGATGTTACTAAGTGGAACCTTCGAGTCAAGTCTTGGGTGGTACGTAGATTTATTTATGAAAGGGCAAACCCCAGACGACGAATTGAAGTCGTTTAGCCTGCCCACTTGGACGAACCTTGCTATATTCCCTGGTGGTAGGACAGACCCCGAAATTCTGAACCTCGAAGCACAGTTCTCGAAAGAGTGGTTTGATGAGAGATTTGGTGGCAAACCAACTCCGCCGAGAGGATTGGTCTTTCCAGAATTCCACATGGACATTCATGTTACCGATGAGGATATTACCAAGTTCGACCCTGGCAAGGAGGTTTACCTTTGGATTGATGCAGGTTATGCTACAGCTTATGCTGTTCTGGTTGCCCAGAAGAGAGACGACGAAACTGTAGCAATCATAGATGAGGTTTATGAACGTGGTTTTGTCACCGAGGACATCATAACCATTTGTAAGAAGAAACCCTGGTGGAATCAAGTTATCGGTGGAGCTATAGATGTGGCGGCAAAACAGCATCAGGCCATGTCTTCGCCAGTTGAGGAATGGCTGAAGAAAGGTGGATTACGTTTACGTTCAAAGAAGATAAGAATACAAGATAGTACCGAAAAGGTGAAGACTGCCCTAAAGGTAAACCCATTGACTAACAGACCTGGTATATATATACACCCCAAATGCAGAGGCTTAATTTCGGAAATGGGTGGTTGCCAAAATCCCCTAGATGGGACTACAAAGTTATACAAGTGGCATCAAGATAGGGAAGGGAACATAATTGGTGAAATTCCTGAGGACAGGAATAACCATGCATGTAAAGCACTTGCTTATGGACTTATTGACATGTTTGGATTTGCCCCCAGGTCTCTTGGGATAATAACAAGGACAATCGGGGCAAAGCAAAGGTATAAGTAAAGGAGATTTTATGAACCAAATGAGCTGGTCAGACATGAAAAGACTCAAAGCGTCGGAGGCACTGGAGCTAGTGCCCTTTGATGTTACATCTGATGGACAACGTCTATTCACAGTATGTAACGAAGAGGATGTGATAGTTGTCAAAGACCTCCACATTCGTGTTAGAAATGCCCTTAGGGCGCAAGAAAAGAAAGCCAGAGCAGGTATGCCCAGAGAAATCAAAATTGTGGTTCCAAACCAAGAAAGCTAACGGGAGCATTACATGAAGGATATTCAGGAAATAAAAACCGCCGTAAACAAGTTTCGGCAAGATGCTGTTTGGCTGAAGCTACGTAAACGCTGGGAAAATGACTTCGACTTAATCCGCCTGAAGCCTTACGAGGCAGGCGAGGGTTACTATTCATATACATCGAATGAACCCCGCAACTTAATAAATAAAGCGCAAGCCATGCTTTCAGATGCCAAGGTTAGCATTAGAGTGCCCGAAGAGACTCTAACCAAGGAAGAGCTTGAGACAGCCAACAACATCGAGCGTTTTGATTACGGCGCTATCAATATAAACAATGACCTTAATATGAAGATTGATATGCCCTCAATTCAAGACCAGATGTCTTGGTATGCTACCGCAAGAGGTGCTGTTGTTACTAGACCATACGTCAGGAAGATGAAAGATGGAAGCACCTTCCCAGAAATACGTGTTTGGGATATATACAATGTCGCTTTTGCAATGGGCAAGAAAGGCGTGCAATGGGCTGCCTACACTCGGACAGCTAGTAAAGAAGAAATTAAGTCAGAGTATGGCATAGATATAGACAAGAAAGAAGGCACAATTACTGACTTCTGGGATGAGGAAAATAACGGCGTTATCGTGGAAAATGAGTGGGGCAAGAAACTTGAAAAGCACGGTCTAGACTACTGCCCCGTTTTCATCATACGGGCAGGAGCACAACCCCCAATTTCGCAGAATTCTTATACTTATTCTAACATACATGTTGGCGAGTCAATACTAGCTTCAATTCGTGATATAATGCCAATGCTCAATAAGACAATGTCGGACTACCTGACTATCACCCGCCGAGGTGTAAAACCTCCTATGGGCATTTGGTCGTCTGGTGGGCAAAAAGGTTTCGATGAGGATATATGGCAAGTACAAGACGGCAAACTTCTTCAATTTGATTTAGATGATAAAATCGCTCCCCTGATTGAGCCGACTATGCCTGAAAATGCAAGGGACATGGTTAACTTCATCATGGGCGAGATTCAGCGGGGCGGGATTTCCCATGTTGCCCAAGGTGAATTAGGATTCAGGTTGTCTGGTTTTGCTATTAACCAGCTTCAAGCTGCCCTAGCTACTGTTATCGTGCCCTTTGCCAAGTGCCTTGAACAGGCGTTTACTGTGACTCTGTTGTCGCTTCAGGAACAATACGCAAAAGGTTCTTGGAAACCTGTTGAGGTTCGTGGTAGAACCAGCAGGAACCAGCCATTTGGTGTTCCAAAAGCGATGAAGATAAAACCAAAAGATATTAAAGCAGACTGGCGACCAGAAGTTATGCTTACACCTGTGTATCCGAAGGATGATGCACAGCGATACCAACTTGCAAGACTAGCAGTTGAAGGTGACAGACCCCTGCTTTCAGTAAAGACGGCAAGGGAAGAGTTGATAGGGGTTGAGGACACTCTGCTTGAGGGTGAGAGACTTGCAGCTGAGTGGGCTGGAAGGTTACCAATTATACAGCTTTGGGAGGCGTTTAAGGCTGCCCTTGCAGATGGAGATGCTGAGAAGGCTAGAAACATAGTTGCTGAACTAGAAAGGCTCATGGGAGCAATGGGTGGTCAAGGAGGTGGCGGAGGTGGGCAGGGATTTAACCCAGGTGGTCTTGGAATGGCTAGTATGGGAATGCCAGGTTCGGGAGTTCCATCTGGGCAGACAGGACTGTCTTCTGATGTATTTCCACCAGAAATGGCGGGGGGACTTCCTGCGGGAGCCACAACTGAGGAGGCAGAAACCTAATGCCTTACAAAGACAGAGATAAAGCCAGACTTTGTGTCAGAAAAGCAATATGGAGGATAAAACAAGAGGTGCTGTTGCAATACTCCTGCAAGGAGTATCCAGTTTGTGCACATTGTGGGGAAACAGACATTAAAGTTCTTCAGATTGACCATATTAAGGGCAATGGGAAAGAAGAACGTAAGAAGTTCAAGGTAAGTGCAGGGCATAATTTTTACAAGCGCTTAAAGAAGGTTGGCTTCCCAGAGGGTTATCAAGTTCTTTGTGCTAACTGTAACCAGAGGAAAACCTATGATGAACGCAATCTATTTGCGGGAGTGCTAATATAAGATGACCAATGGTAATGTAGGATATAAGGTAATGCCCCGATTTGGCGATGTTGATATAACTGTAGCTGAATATAGACAGCTCTTTGTAGCGTGGATAAAGCGTCTGCGTGATGCGGGAGTATCTGAAGATGTCCTTAGTTTCTACAAGCAGACCGCAGAGACAAAAATCCGACAACTCCTTAAAGGGGTTGACTATGAGAAATTACCAATAATCCCAGGAACACAAGAATGGCATGGGATGATTTGGGATAGAAAATTAACTGCGAGACGCCCTGGGGATGTAAGTGCACTTGACTTTAGCCAGATTCCATATACATTCGGGCAACTCGGTCTTCAGGAAAGTGCTCTTTCCATACCATTCTACAGAGAAGTTGTGGCGCCGAAGGCTTACGAGGCTAGTGCTATCGCTCAAGCTCAGCAATATGGTTATGAGCCTGATAGTACCCAATGGAATACACAACTTAGAAAAGGCATAGATGCTTCTAATGCTTATATAAATCAGTCTATTGCCAATATAATAGCAGAACCATATACTTCAGAGCAAGCAGCACTAGAAGAACGTGGAAAGAGAGGAATAGTAACAGGGCAGACAGAAGAGGAAATAGCGGAGGCTCAAAGGAAAGCTGTTGGCTACGGCAATATTGCAGAGCAGGCATTTAGAAGCTGGGGAGAACAGGAAGCTGCCCAACGTGAGAAGACAGCTCAGCAATGGGCAGAGCAAATGCAATTCGCCTTTCCACAAGAGCAACCAGCTCCTTCTGCTGTTCCTGGGGTACAAAAGTTTTTAGAAGAAGACCGCCCAGCAGGGTTACAAGGATTTGTACAAGAGCAACTACCTAGTGTTCTTAGTAAGTTTGAACAAAGTATGGCAGGAGCCAGAAATGCTTGGTGGGCAGCTATAAACCAACCAACTCATCAACAGGCTTTGCAAGAAGCCCAGTTTGAAGTTGACCGCTGGAGCAAGGTAGTAGAAAATCGTTATAAAGCAGAACAGAAGGCTATGCCCAAGACAGGTGTAGGTGAAGAAGGAGCTTTTCCAGAAGCACGGACTGTTGGAACAATGTCTCCTGACGAATGGATGATGAATATTGCCCCAAGAAAACTTCAGGAATCTATGGATAAGTTGGGGCAGATTCAGCTATTATCCTCTGAGCAAGCTTCTACTGCTTACCCGACAACTGCATCGAAAGCTGCTATGGAAGACCCATTAGAAAAATATCTCAAAGAATATCCATTTCAGTCTGAATTTTTGCGTCTATCACCAAGCCAGCGTGGGTTTAATTATCAGCGTTATAGTCCAAGTGCAAGGTGGTTTACAGGTTAACATATGACAAACGGAAAACAAAAGAAATACGACCCAGATGCTGATTTTGGGACTAAACCAATAGAGCCTACTCCAAAGACTACTACAGAGGCTCCCAAACTGGCTGTAAAGCCAGCAGAGCCTACAGGAGAGTTTCCCCGTGCTCCTTTAGCTTGGACTCCACCTATTCCACCTTCTCCCATGCAATTAAATTATGTAGACTACCTTAAAAAGTGGAGACAAGAGAAGGCATCAGGACATCCTTGGTATGCAGAACATCCCAAAGAGCAACCATATACATACGAAAGGTGGCTTGAGAGTGACACAGCTAAAACTCTCCAGCAAAATTTAGATGTTGGGCGTGTTACCCCAGAAGAAGGTATACTTACGGACACACTTGATGCCATACTTGTAGCAGGTAACAGGGCATGGCACAGCTCCGCAGCAGGGATTGACGTTCATAGACTACGAGATTCTCTGCCCTCGTATAAGTTTGCCACAGCAAATCTAGCAAAAGGCAAAAAATACTGGCAACCAAGCGAAAAGCTGTGGCGACAAGCAGGAGGAAGAACGCTTGATTCTCCTGTATCATTTGCAAGTCCTGATGAATTTCTAAATCAATATAGGCAACAATTAGAACAACAACACACTTTGGGCAAAGTAACGGAACCTCTAGAAGAATGGGTATCTTCTTCAGGTGACTACTACTATGATACTATGTCTGGCAAGATGTCTGAGACTCGTCTTGAGGGGATGGCTACACAATCTAAAGACTTATCTGAGCAACTTCTTTCTAACATTAAAACACATGAATATGCCATGACGAACTACCTGGAAGAGCATCCTGAAATGCGTCCACCAAAGAGGTATGAGGAAAGTTTTTTACAGAATCCTAAGCTATTAACAGAACCTAAGTATTGGCTATATGAATTTGCTAGTGTCATTCCTTATGCTCTTCCCATGATTGGTGTAACTATTCTTACTGGTAGCCCTGTTGCAGGTGTAGGAGCTACCTTAGCAGGTACAACACCCCTTGGTAGTTATGAAATTTATAGAGCCATGCTTGACGAAGGAGCAACACCTGAGCAGGCAACACAACTAGCCTTGCCCCTAGGAATAGTATATGCAGCTATTGAAGGTCTTGGTAGTTTTCCTTTACTCAAGATGATAACGGGGGGTTTTTCCAGTACATTAACCCAGACCTTTGTCAAGACTGTTGGTAAGGATGTCTTCAAGAACTGGCTTATCAGAGGAGGTATAGGTTCCCTTGTTGCTTGGTCTTCTGAGATAGGAGAAGAAGGGCTACAGGAAATAGTTATTAATGCTGCCCGAAAGACTATAGATGATAATGTAAGCCTTATTGAGAATGTAGGTACGGTAACTGCTAAGGCTATGGTTGGTATGTTACCATTTGCTATTGGGGGTGGCGTAACAACAGCAAGTGAAGCTAGAACAATACAGGAAATAGAAAAAGAACTGGCTTTTAGAGCAGAGCAAGCTTTAGAGGAAGAACCCATGCAGGCTCCTAAAGTTACACCACC